TGACCCTAGGATAATGTCGGTATTTAATGGATTGGCTAAACCGAATTATCCGAACATACATAAGGGCGGCCCCGGGAGCGGCCCCCACACCACAACCGGCGCGGACAGATTTAAACAAATCCTGGCCTATCAACGAGCCCTCGAAAACAACAAGCCTGCCCTAAAGCATGACATCAGCGGTGAAATTGTCCCTGCTGAAGGCGATGAAATGCACCTGGACATCCTGGACCGTATCGGTGGGGATGCCCGGGACTGGCAAGAAGGGTTTTTGACTAGGGACGGTAGATTTGTTTCTCGGGATCAGGCGGAGAGCCAATTAGGATTCCGAACCTTGGCCTTTAAATCTTTTTCCGGTTCCCTCGATCTTCAGAATGAAGACGCAGTGGACTACCTAAGAACAGAGCTTCCCACCCTGATTAAGGAAATAAACAACCAGCAAGCCTTGGCCGTCCAGGCCGTTCTGCTCCAGGGTATCCACGGGGGCATGGATGGACCGGCTATTGCGCGGCAATTAAAGCAGGTTGTGGGATTGACAGAGAAACAGGCCCAGTGGGTCATTAATTTCAGAACTCAGCTGATGACCGGCGTAAATGGGAACTTTACCCCGGTGGACGAGAGACGGCTTTCTGCGGTGGATGCGTCCATGGCCCAGGATCAGTTTGAGGCACTGGAGAAGGATCCGGCCACTGTGGACTTGCTTGTGGATAAGTACGCGGCATCGTTGACGGCAAAAAGGGCCATGGACATTGCTGTTTCAGAAATTCATTCCGCCGAAATTCAAGGCCAGCAGGAAATTTGGAATAAGGCGGTGGACCTGGGGTATCTGGATCCGGATATCACTAGGCGCATGTGGGGTGGGATTCATGATGGAAAAGAGCGGGAAGACCACATAGCCACAGAAGACATGAACCCGGATGGGGTCAGGATTGACGAACCGTTCCAGACTCCGATTGGGGAAGTGATGAATCCGGGGGACTCCGGGGATGATGGGTTTGATGACAATTGCCGATGTTTTGTGAGTCTTCAATTTTTAGACGCCTGGGGAAAAGGAGCCCCAAATAATGAGGACCAGGACAGTTCTACCGAGGAAGAATAAATAGTTGTACCTTTAACCTGTAGTTCCAGTATATAATCCAAATAACCAGACAGGGCCCTTCGCCCCTGGTTCCTTCCGAACTTTTTAACACCCGTAGCCCTTGTAGAAAAAATCAACAAACAAAAATTCCTAAAAAGGTTTCCAAGTGCCCGATATCACGATGCGTGGTCCAATTCAAAAAATCGATGACGATCAACAGATCGTTTATATCTGGGCCAGTGTGATTACCAAGAACGGGGTGCCGGTGGAAGACAGCCAAGGAGACAAAATATCTCCCCTGGTCCTCCAAGAGTGCGCCCATGATTTCATTGACAAGAGCCGGGCGGGGGGATTCATGCATGTCCCTGGCCTGGAGGCCGGGAAGATTGTGGAGTCGATGGTGTTTGATTATGCCCTCCAAAAATCTTTGGGGATTGTAATTAAGGACCAGAACGGGGACCACATAGAGGGGTGGCTTACGGCATACGCCGTGGACTCTAAAGAGTTGTGGAAGCGCGTCAAGGCTGGTGACTTTGCCGAAGCCTCGATTGGTGGAGAAGCGGTAAGAGTACCGGAGGCAACAAATGGCTAACTGGTTGCAAGCTTTAAAGGTTAAAGAAATCTCCCTGGTGGATCGTGGAGCAAATTCCGGCGCAGTGGCCGTTTTGATGAAACAAGCATCAGAGGTTCAAAAAGATTTGGTGGAGAAGGTGAAGCAGTTTTGCACAACCTTGGGCGTAAAGTTCGAGGACGTGCAAAAAACTTTAGAAAATAATGGGGGTGAGGCTATGCCTACACTGGATGAGGTTGTTAAGCAGATGAAGGAAATGGGAGAAACGATCACCAAAGTTCAGGGTGCGCTGGCTCTCTCCAATTCAATCGGGGCCGTCTCGATTGCGTTGAGCAAGGCAAAGAAAAAGAAGGATGTCGAGGAGCAGGACGGGGAAGTCGAGAAGCTGGATAAGAACGATCCCCGGGTAGCTGTCCTCAAGGAAATGGTCACGGACCTGTTGGCCAAATCCGCGAAGCATGACGCCTATTCGGAGAACCTGGCTGGGGACGAAAAGACCAAGTTTGAGTCCATGCCCATGAAGGAAAAAGACGCGTACATGAGCAAGAACCCGGCAGCGGCTGAAGAGGGCGAAGGCGAAGAGGGCGAGGGCAACGATGAGATGGAAAAGCGCCTCCAGTCTGAAATCAAGAAAAACTTGGACCTCCGGACCCGTGTCGAGAAGATGGAGGCTGTTTCGGACATCGAAAAAATCCGGACGGACGAAATGAAGGATGTGGAGGGAATCACGAAGGACGATGCGGAGGCTATTTACAAGTGCCGCATTTCCAACGCGAATGCCACAAACGTCCTGGTGGCCAAGATCAAGTCCCATGCCGCGCAGATCAAAAAGAATGCGATCATGCTCAAGGAATTAGGCTTGGCACAGAACGGTCCGACTCCCGGTGGAGCTCAGGAGCAATTGACCGCTTTGGCCGTCCAAAAAGCGAAGAGCGAAGGCATCACCAAGGAAAAGGCGATGTCCATCATTCTCGGAACTCCGGAAGGCAAGGAGCTTTACAAAAGGGCCGAGGACGAAAAGCCCAAAACCGTAGCCGACTAATCATCGGTTTCGATTTAACCCCCTGGCCTGCTGCCTCGGTAAAACGGGGCAGCCACTAACTTAAAACGATCCTTAGCCGGATCAAGGAGAAAACAGCATGGGAGCAAATACCAAAGCTTATGAGGAAGCCCTCAAGAAGATTTCGGGGGCGGTCAACGCCAATGAAAACCTGAACCAGTATAAGTTCGTGGTTCGCGGCGCGGGAACGGGCATGTTCGCCCTCTGCACCGCATCCAACACTGGTGTGGACGGGGTTTTGCAGGACGATCCCCAAGCCACTGGCTACGTTGGTTTGATCGGCATCTCAGGCGTGACCAAGATCGTGGTTGGATCCGCTGGCATCACGGACGGAGATGAGGGCATGTGCGACAGCGCCGGTTGTGTCACCACCACCACAGGTGGCGGGAACATTTCTCAGGGCAAGGCCTTGGGAACGGGCGCTTCAGGGGCCATCATACCGTTCCTGTTGAAGCCCAGGAACACCACGTAAGAAGTAGGTCAAAATTAAATTGGACTGGGGAGGCTAACCCCCTCCCCGGGACTAATTAACAAGCCGGACCGGTTGCCCCGGGACTCGATAACCTTTCAAACTTTCCTCCTAACCGAGGAGAAAGGACTTTCACCATGCCTAATCCGACCATTAGCGATCTGCACGTCAACGCGCCGTTGACGGATGTCAGTATCGCTTACATGCAGGACCAATCGGCGTTCATCGCAGCTAAGGTGTTCCCGAATGTTCCGGTCAAGATGAAATCCGACTTGTACTACAAGTACAACCAGGAAGACTTCATGACCAGTCAGATGCAAGAACGCGCCCCGGGAGCCGAGTCTGCGGGTAGCGGCTGGAGGGTTTCGACTGATTCGTATTTCTGTCGGGACTTCGCGCTGCACGATGACATTCCCGATCAGAACCGGGCCAACGCCGATCCGGTGTTCGACAACCTGGACACGGATTCCGTCAACTTCCTGACTCAAAACGCCATGATCAAGAGGGAGCTGGATTTCGCGTCCAACTACTTCACGGCTGGGGTTTGGAGTTACAACACCACGGGCCAAGCCGGTGCGTCCAACATGGCTGGCAACTTGTCTCAATACTGGAATATCGCGGCCTCAACGCCCATCGAGGACATGCGGTACGCCGTGAAGGCGATTCACAAGGGATCGGGCATCAAGCCGAACTTCGCCATCTTTGGAGCATCGGCCTGGTACGCTCTCCTGGACAACGCCGACTTCCTGGATCGTGTGAAGTATTCGGGTTCCCCGAACACGAACCCTGCGCGTAACTCGCAGGAAATCGTGGCCACGATTTTGGGCCTGAAAAACATCTACGTCATGGAAGCGGTCTACAACACCGCTGCCGAAAACGCGGGGTTTACGGGCGCTTTCGTGGGGGACAAGGCAGCCTTGATCGGCTACGCTGCTCCTGCCGCTGGCAAACGTGTTGTT